GTGACTCAGGTATGATGTCAGGTACTGATACAGCCAATACTACTATCGCTAAAGACATGGGAGGTGTTGCTAGAACTCCAGCTAAATTGGTTGGCCCAATGACATCCTTGATGAATGCTTATAGGTCTGGTAATGTTGCTGACACTAAGCAAGCTCTTATTGGTGCTCTCAATGCTGGTATGACTACTGAGCAGTTGATGAGTACATTTAACTTAGGTATGAAGGATATTGATTATCTACGTGGTCAAGGCTACTACTTACCAGCAATGACCAATGAAATTAAAGATGTAGTAGGTCAAGAGTTACAGAACCCAGCTACAGCCTACGCTAACATTGTAGCTAAGATGGATGCTACAGGTACTAATCCAGCAGCAGTCGCAGCAGCTTTGGGATTGTCTACTGAAGAAGTACAGAATGCTTATAACCAGTTAAACCCTACTGGCTTATTTGCTTCTAACAATCCTAACTTTGGTGCTGTAGATGCTGGCATGATTTACAACGTAGCAGCTAACCCAGCTGACTATCAAACTGCCATTCAAGAAGTTCAGAAGTATCGTGCAGCTGATGAAGTTGGTCAGCAATCAGTGGTGGAGAGAGCCTTGGCTGCTGAGCTGGCAGCTAGACCGGGTTCTTCACTGACAGCACTTCAACAAGCAGGTTCAACTTACGGTGTGAGTGCTGCTGATATTGCAGCCGCTTACGCTAAACTTGGTTACGCATAAAGGAATAACTAGATGGCTACAATTATTACAAAGAATAGCAGTACAGCCTCAGCAGCTCCTGCAGCGGGTGACTTAGTAGCTGGTGAGTTAGCAGTTAATACAACAGATAAGAAGTTATACACTAAAAGTGGTAGTACAGTTGTTAAGATTGTAGGTTCACTTGGTAATCAAGAAGCTAATGCTGTAGCTATTACTGGTGGCACAATTACAGGCATGGGTGCACCTTCAGGATCAACCGATGTATCCACTAAAGGCTACGTAGATGGATTGATTACTACAGGTTCTTCTAATGTAACACTGTCAAGTGAGTGGGCTTCTAAGACTAATGGTATTGTAGCTTCAACTGATTACTCCTCTAAAGCTTGGTCTATCGGTGGTACAGGTGTTACTAACAGTGCAGGTGCAGCTAAAGAGTGGGCTACTAAGACTGGTGGTACTGTAGACGGTACACTGTATTCAGCAAAATACTACTCTACAGAAGCTGCCTCTTCAGCTACACTTGCTAACGACTGGGCTACTAAGACTTCAGGTACTGTAGCTGGTGGTGAATACTCAGCTAAGTATCACGCTCAACAAGCTTCATCAAGTGCCACTGCAGCATCAGGAAGTGCTACATCAGCGTCTAACGCTCAGACAGCTGCTGAGGCTGCTCGTGATGCTACATTGACAGCTTACGATAACTTTGATGATCGTTACTTAGGTTCTAAAACAGCTGATCCTTCAGTGGATAACGATGGTAACGCTCTAGTTGCAGGTACATTGTACTTTAACAGTGTCTCTCAGATCATGAAGCTCTACACAGGCTCAGCTTGGGTGGCTGCTTATGTCTCAGGTGCTGACTACCTGTCTAAAGCTAATAACCTTTCAGATCTTACCAATGCAGCTACAGCTCGTACTAACTTAGGCTTGGCTATTGGTACTAACGTACAAGCTTGGGACGCTGATCTTGATACATGGGCGACTAAGACAGCTCCCTCAGGCACTGTCGTAGGCACTACAGATACTCAGACCTTGACTAACAAGACTGTTGAGGCTGGTACGTTCACCAATGGTTATACAGAAGAACTAGGTACAGCCAACACTTCTACAGCCTACACCATTGACTTAGCTAACGGTTCTGTGCAGTACCTGACATTAACAGGCAACTGCACATATACATTTCCAACACCAGTAGCGGGTAAGAGTTTCTTCTTAGTTCAGAAACAAGATGGCACAGGCTCTCGCACAGTGACTTGGCCTGCTAGTGTTAAGTGGCCCGCTGGCACTGCACCTACAGTTACATCTACAGCATCTAAAGCAGATAAGTTTGTCTTCACAGCTATTGATGGCTCAAGTTGGTTAGGTTCAGTTGCTGGACAGAACTACACAGTCTAAGGATATAAATGTTTAGTTCAAACACAACTCAAGTCAGCGATGGCGGCTATCAAATCTCACGCAGTTTGCGTTTTAACAGCGCAGATTCTGCTTATCTGAATCGTACCCCTGCAAGTGCTACAAATCGTAGAACATGGACTTTAAGCACTTGGGCAAAAGTAAGTGCGTTTGGCTCTCAAGTGTTTATTCTTGGTGCGGGTGTCGATGGCGACAATAGAACTGATATTCGCTTTGATGGTGACAGTTTACAGTTTGTAAACAATGTGGCAAATGTAACTACTGCAAACTTAAAAACAACAGCAGTTTATCGTGACCCATCGGCTTGGTATCACATTGTTATTGCCGTTGACTCGACTCAAGCAACATCAACAAACCGCATAAAAATTTATGTGAATGGTGTTCAAGTTACTGATTTTGCAACAGCAACATATTTTTCTCAAAACACAGACACTTTTGTTAATAACAATTGCGGTCAAACAATTGGTCGATATAGTATTACATCGTCAAATTATTTCAACGGCTACATGACTGAATTTAATTTGATTGATGGCACTCAGTTAACCCCATCATCATTCGGTGAAACAAACGCACAAACAGGCGTATGGCAACCTAAAGCCTACTCAGGCTCATACGGCACTAACGGCTTCTATCTGAACTTCTCAGACAACAGCAACACCACATCAACAACATTGGGTAAAGACTACTCAGGTAACGGCAACAACTGGACACCTAATAACTTCAGCGTGACTGCGGGTGCGGGTAATGACTCTCTTGTTGATTCACCAACATCGTATGGAACTGATACTGGTGTGGGTGGTGAGGTGCGGGGTAATTACTGCACATTAAATCCGCTAAATGCAGGGTCTACTGCAACCTTGTCCAACGGCAACCTAAACATTACGGGGACTTCAACCGCAACAACAAGCATTGCTTACTCGACCATCGGTGTTTCTACGGGGAAATGGTATTGGGAAGTTGTTGGCACAAGCGGTGGCGCATACATAATTGGCATTGGTAAAGATGGTGGTCGTTTTGATTGGCAGACTACTAGCGGCTACGGCTATGCCTTCAACGGAAACAAATACACCAACAGCGTAGCCACTGCTTATGGGGCAACGTACACAACCAATGATGTAATTGGTGTTGCATTAGACATGGATGCAGGCACATTGGTGTTTTACAAAAATAACACAAGTCAAGGAACGGCCTTTTCGGGGCTAACTGGCACATGGTTTCCCAATGCACAGAATCCCGGAGCGGCCCTGACTGAAGTCTTTAACTTCGGTCAACGCCCATTTGCCTACACAGCCCCAAGTGGCTTCAAAGCACTTTGCACACAGAACTTGCCATAAGGAACAATCATGGGTGGACATAACAAATTAGATTTGGTTGGGCAGAAATTCCATAGGTTGACTGTGGTTGAATATGCGGGTGTTGATTCAAGCAAGCAGACCTTGTTTAAATGCCTCTGTGACTGCGGCAATGAAAAGATTACTCGTGGCGCATCATTGACCAAAGATGTAACTAAGTCATGCGGATGCTTGCGTAAAGAGCAAGGAAAGTTGGCGGGTCTGCGTTCAAAGGTTCATGGAATGATTAAGACCCCAACGCATAATTCGTGGTCTAGCATGAAGGTTAGATGCTTCAATCCTTTGGATAACAACTATCGTTTCTATGGCGCAAAAGGTGTGACTGTTTGTGAACGATGGATGGATTTTCAGAACTTTTTGGCAGACATGGGCGAAAGACCAGAGGGCACAAGTTTGGACAGAATCAATCCATTTGGTAACTATGAGCCAAGCAATTGCAGATGGGCTACTGCTGAGACACAATTGCAGAACACACGCAAAAACTACAAAGGTGAACTATGCCCACAATAACAAAGCCAAACCTTTATTTTGATGTAGTCACATATACAGGCACAGGCGCAACTCAAACAATCAGCGGGTTGAATTTTCAACCTGACTTTGTTTGGATTAAATCTAGGTCTGCGGCTACTGATAACAAACTGACAGATGCTGTTCGTGGTGCGACAAAGGGTTTAATTTCTAACTCAACAGGCGCAGAAACAACCGACTCTACTGGCATTACTGCTTTTACTAGCAGTGGGTTTACACTAGGCTCTAGTAGCGTTTATAACAATTCTGGGGCTACATACGTGGCTTGGTGCTGGAAAGCCAACGGCTCTGGCTCATCTAATACAGCAGGGCAAATTACATCAACTGTTTCTGCCAGCACAACATCTGGCTTTTCAATAGTTACATTTACAACAGATGGAACGACTAAAACTGTTGGACATGGGCTTGGTGTAAAACCATCTTTAGTTATTGTTAAAGTGCGAAATGGTGCTGGTAGTTGGATTGTGATGACTGACATCATTAACGGCTCAATGCAATATGGCGCATTAAATTCAACAGCCGCGTTTGCAAGCATAGGATACAGCGCACCAACCTCAACTGTATTTCAATACAACGACAACAATGGAAACACGCAAGTAGCATATTGTTTTGCATCAATAGAAGGTTATAGCAAGATTGGTATTTACACAGGCAATGGTTCTGCTGATGGGCCTATGGTGTTCACGGGTATGCGCCCCGCTTATCTGTTAGTAAAAAACGCAACTTCTTCTGGTGATTGGATTGTTGTGGATGCAAAACGCAATACATACAACATGATGGACTCAGGGCTTCAACCAAATGGCGCATACGCTGAAGCCTCCAATCAAAATTATCGTTTTGATTTTTTAAGCAATGGTTTTAAAGTGAGAACTACCAACCTTGAAGCAAATCAAAGTGGAAATACAATAATTTTCATGGCCTTTGCCGAAGCCCCACAGAAATTCTCCCTCGCACGATAGGACTCAATATGTACGCACTCATTGAAAACAACGCAGTCACCAAAGTTGGTGAACTATCAATTCTCTTTCCAAACACATCAAACCCTACTCACGCATTTGCTATTGAGCAAGGTGCATTGGAAGTGGTTGAAGGTGAGCAAAAAGACCAACGCTTTTATTGGGTGACTTTTGACAGTTACCAAGTCAACGGCTCTGTGGTCACTCGCCAGTACACCAATACCCCAAAGGCTTTGGAGGATGTGACTGAGACTCCAAAGGGTGCTACTGAGCCAGTAACGACTAAGGGCTTAAAGTCACAATGGATTGCTCAAGTCAAATCTGCTGCCAACTCACTACTGGCAAGCACCGATTGGATGGTCATTCGCAAGGCAGAGCGTGATGTGGCTATTCCTAGCGAGGTGGTGACAGAGAGGGCAAAGATTATTGCTGACTGTACGGCTAAAGAGGCGGCTATTACTGCTGCTACGACTATGGATGAATTCTTAGCTGTTGTTGCTCCTGTGACTACAGGTGAGCCATGATGAAGGATGAAGTTACTCACGAGCACATCTATGATCGCCTACTGGCTGTAGAGTCCAAGGTAGACAACATAGAGAAGAATACAGAAGAGGTTGTTAAAGCCTTCAATGCTGCAGCAGGTGCTTTTATGGTACTTGAGTGGATCGCTAAAGCTGTTAAACCTATCATTATCATAGGTGCTTTCTTTGGAGCTATTTGGTTAGCTATCGACAATAGATTTAATGGAGTGAAATAACATCATGAATATGCCTACACGTGGTCAGAGAACAGCTAAGAACAAGATGAAGAAGGTTATGGGTGAGTACAAAGAAGGTACTCTCCACAGTGGCAAAGGTGGCCCTGTGGTGAAGTCTCGCCAGCAAGCCATTGCCATTGCTATGTCAGAGGCTGAGCAAGCTAAGAAACGTAAGAAAAAGTAATAAAAACACTTGACAAGCTAGTAAAAGTGTGTTACTATATTACTATAAAGATATAAGGAATATTGATGGCTACGACATATCTACAGTTGGTTAACAACGTACTTATACGATTGAGAGAAACTGAAGTATCGTCAGTGGGAGATACTCCTTATAGTTCCTTAATTGGAGTCTTTGTTAACGATGCTAAGAGGGAAGTTGAGGATGCTTACGATTGGAACTGTTTAACACAGACTATTGTGTTATCTACAGTAGCAAGTACTCGTAACTATACCTTAACAGGTTCAGGTCAGAGGTTCAGGACAGTGGATGTCTTGAATGACACTGAAGATGTACCTATGAGGTCAGTACCTACTAATTGGATGAACAGACAGTACTACATTGGTACTACTCAGAATGCAGCTCCAATATATTATAACTACAGTGGTATCTCCAATGATGATACTCAGGTAGATATATGGCCTCAACCTGATGGTGTCTATTCATTGAGGTTTGAATTAGTTATTCCTCAAGTTGACCTCAGTGCCAATGCTGACCTATTAAAGGTTCCTCCTCACCTAGTACAGATGCTGGCATACGCTAAAGCTGTTGGTGAACGAGGTGAAGATGGAGGTACTGCCTTCAGTGAAATCTATCAACAGTATCGCTTAGCTTTGGCAGATGCTGTAGCCATTGAGCGTAACAGATACGATGAAGAAACTACTTGGGTTGATGTCTAATGGTTGCTAAGCTCTTAACTACAACTGTAGCAGCTCCGGGCTTCATGGGGCTGAATACGCAAGACTCGTCAGTCTCTCTAGAGGCTGGTTATGCTACTGTGGCTAACAACTGTGTGATTGATAAGTTTGGTCGTATTGGTGCTCGTAAGGGATGGCTTCCCTCTCATGCAACCAACAATGACTTAGGTGAGGCTAATGTTAAGACTATAGCTGAGCTGATAGACAATTCAGGTAACTCATACATTATTGCAGCTGGTAACAATAAACTATTTAAGTTAGTTGGTACAACACTATCACAGATCACTTATGGTGGTGGTGGTACAGCTCCAACAATCACAGATGATAACTGGCAGATGGCTCCCTTGAATGGATGTCTGTATATGTATCAAGCTGGACATGATCCTTTAGTGTTTGACCCTGCTGTTAGCTCAACTACATACAAGCGTGTATCTGAGAAGACTGGTTACTTAGGAACTGTACAGAGTAACAACTGTGTAATCAGTGCCTATGGTCGTACATGGTCAGCTAACAATGCTTCAGTTAAAAGTACTGTACAGTTCTCAGACTTACTATCAGGTCATGTCTTAAGTACTGGTACATCAGGTACTCTAGATGTCTCTCAGGTGTGGCCTAATGGTGCTGATGAGATTATAGCCTTAGCAGCTCACAATAACTTCTTAATTATCTTTGGTCGTAGACAGATCTTAGTGTATTCTAATGCTAGTGATCCTAACAACATTACATTGTCAGATGCTTTAACAGGTATTGGCTGTGTAGCTAGAGACTCAGTAGTTACTACAGGTGGTGATGTAATCTTCTTGTCTGACTCAGGTGTACGTTCATTGATGCGTACCATCCAAGAGAAGTCAGCTCCAATGCGTGACTTAAGTGCCAATGTACGTGATGACTTGGTACTTGAGATTAGCTTAGAAGATGCTGATGAGATCAAGGCTGTGTACTCAGACAAAGAAGCCTTCTATCTATTGTCCCTACCAGCTCGTCAGTTAGTGTACTGCTTTGACATGAGAGCACCTCTACCTAATGGTGCTAACAGGGTTACAACATGGGATGGCTTAGTTCCTACAGCTTTGAAGTACACCAGAAGTAAAGAGTTATTGTTTGGTAAGGCTGGCTACATTGGATACTACACTGGCTACAAAGATAATGCTAACTCATACTTAATGAGATACTTTACCAATTACTTTGACTTCCAGTCACCAACTGTCATTAAGCTTATGAAGAAGGTTGGAGTTACAGTCATTGGTGGTCAAGGTTATCCAGTTACTTTAAAGTTTGGCTTTGATTACAGTGATATTTTAAACAGTAGGCAGTTTGGTTTAGCTAATGCAGCCATTGCTGAATACAACATCGCTGAATATAACATTGCTGAGTACGGTGGTACAGCCTTTGATAATAAGATTATTAACATTGGTGGTTCAGGTAAGGTTATTCAACTTGGCTTTGAAACCAATGTATTTAATAAATCAATCTCCATTCAGAAACTTGATGTCTATGTTAAGACAGGAAAGACTAGGTAAACAAATTGTCTAATTACACAAAGGCCACGAACTTTGCAATTAAGGATAGCCTTAACACAGGTAATCCAAGCAAGATTATTAAAGGTACTGAGGTTAACACTGAGTTTGATTCTATTGCGTCAGCAGTAAACTCTAAAGCAGATGCTAACAATGCAGCACTGACAGGAACAGCCACTGCAGTAAATCTTACTGTCTCTGGTACTTTAACAGCTACTATTGACGGAGGTACATACTAATGGCTGATCCTATTGATTGGACAAGTTTACTTGGAACCCTTGGCTCTAGTGCCGTTGGTGCTGTAGGCTCTAACTACGCAGCTAACCAAGCAGCTGATGCAGCTAGACAGTCAGCTCAACAAGCTGCACAGATGGCTCAATTCAGACCTGTTGGAGTTACAACTAGGTTTGGTAAGTCAGGCTTTAACTACGACCCTACAACTGGTCAACTCATTGGTGCTGGCTATCAAGTAGCTCCTGATGTAGCTGGCTTACGTGAAGGTCTGCTTGGGATGGCGAGTACTGGCTTAGGTCAGGCTCAGCAGATTCAAGGTATTCAACCTAACATCAATGAGCAAGCTCGTGGTTTGTTTAACTTAGGTGCTCAGTACGTAGGCCAGAGTCCTCAAGATGTAGCTCAGCAGTACATGACACAGCAACAGCAACTGTTAGCTCCCAGTCGTGAACAGCAACTGGCTCAAACTGTTAATCAACAACAGCAACAAGGTCGTTTAGGTCTAGCTACAGGTGCAACTACAGCTGGTTACACTACTGGTGGTCAGGGTCTAATGGCTTCTAACCCTCAGCTGGCTGCTTTGTACAATGCTCGTGCAGCTCAGGATGCTCAGTTGGCTGCACAGGCTCAACAAGCTGGTCAACAACAAGTTACCTTCGGTCAGAACTTAATGACTGGTGGATTGAACTTGTCAGGTCAAGGCTTCAACTTGCAGAATCAAGCCCTTACACCTTATACAAACTATTTGGCAGGTGCTACAGGCATTGAGAATCAAGCTGCTAATGCTCTGACATACGGTCAAGGCTTAGGAGCAGCAAGTGCAGCACAGGCTTCTGAAGCAGCTAGACAATATGCAGCAGGTCAAGCAACTGCTAATACAGCTCAACGAGCAGCTTTGCAAGGTACTGTAGCTGGATTAACAGATCCTATTGCAGCACTCATTGCAGGTTTATCAAAACCTTAAGGAATACATAATG